CTCTGTTGATACTTCATCCATTTTGCCTTCCTTTCTGTTCATTTACCTCCATCTCTTTAGGAGACTTGCCACACCATGCTGTGAAGAAAGGTACGAACACTGCGTCGTACACTTCGATCAATTGAGATGGTCGACCATCAGGTCCAGCTACTGGCAGGAACTGACGTGTCTTCACATCGGTTAACCACGATTGTGTCCAGCTCACTACATCTGGTTTGTCACGGAGGTAATGTTGCCATTCAAGCTCCACGAACATGCCGCCAAATCCCATTTGGTTTTGGAATCTTGGTTCTTCAATTGATAGAATCGTGTCTAAATCAACCCATTTGTTGATTGTTGGAATTCTATACGGTCTCATTGAAAATCCTGCTCAACATGCTTCGCATCACATCTCTTGGTGCCCCGTTCGCAGATGCGGCTCGAAAACGGATTGACGCTATGACAATGAGCATTGCGAATACAACAATGCTCCAAATGATAAAAACAATCATGATTGTCAGTGGCTAGACCTGAATCATGCGTGTTTGGCCATTGCTTAGTTGACCAAAGAATTCATTGTGCGAGCGAACTACTGATATCTGGCAAACATCCCCGTATTCATCTAGTTCTACAAAACGCAATCCCCATTCGTCGAGATTCGCGATCCACACGATTTCTTCGACACGATAGTTCTTTCCATTGCCACTGTGTTTGAAGACTCGATTGATGTTGACTTGCAAGTCAGCACCGATAACACCTGTCCTATCTTCATCAGTGAGTGTTAGAGGAGGAGTTCTATTGTCTGGTTCCATGTGTTGCTCCATGTTGAGTCTGATTAGATCGCAGTATCTTTCGTCGTGCTCGCCTACTGGTAAGGTCTCAGGACACCCACATGGTTGCACGATTTGCCATTGAACTTTCATTTGTTTACCTATGTGAGAACGATTGGATTGTAGGGATCAATCGTCGTTGTCGCGGTTCTTGCCCGTCTTACCGCCGCGTGGAGGAAGTGCTACTGCTTCTTCATCCATGTTCTTGAAGGCTTCAATCAGCATCTTGATTGCCTTCTTGGCTTTCTCTTGTGAGAGGGTGAGTCCCTGTGCAGCAGGTTTCCAGTTGGGGTCCTTCTGGGTTCTGTAGAACTTCCTCACGTTCAGGTGTTTTGAACCGTCATCCGTAAGGAACGATGACACGACTAGCTTCTGGTTGTCAGAGAGTTTGACTTCCCTGGTCACTTGCTCTTGGTTCTTCTTAGCCATGGTGTTCTCCAGTGAGTTGAGACTAGCGGTACTTTGCCCGCAGACGATTGACGACTTTATCCCAGTTGTTTAACGAAGTTCCATCCGAGTTGTAGGTTGCCGTGAAGAGGATGATTTCCCCAGGGAATTGATTTGCGTTAGCCCAAGATGGATGGTCATCCACCAGGGAATCACGTGGTGACCCGATGGCACCCTTGTCTGGTGTAATGATGATACGATCACCAATCTCTGGGAAGTTTTCTTGCTGCCATCTGCTTTTCTCTCCGGGTGCTTGACGATTCTCTCTTGGAGGTTTTGTCAGGAACCACACTTCGACTGGAAGATTCAGTATTTTGGTCATCGCCTCACGCGCGCCTGGAGTGACCATCAGATTTCTATACGTGTCAGGCATCAACTTGATCTTGTATGCTGATTTGCCACTTCTAATGACCTCACGTTCAAAATCTGCCATAGGGCCGTCCATGTCAATATAGACACGTGGGATATCCCTGTACTCACGCACACCCATGTTCAGTTTCCTTTCGCACCGTAGCGTTTATTGAATTCGGAGTCTAGCCATTCGAAATCATTGATACGAGCGGCTTCCACCCTACTATTTACATGTTCTGCCCAGGATTTTCCTTCACGAGCTCCATGTTGACAAACATCAGCGAAGGGGATTCTGCTGTCTGCTTCTTTCGTCCAAATCTCACGTCGAAGATACGCTTCTTCAAACACATCGAGGTCAGAGATCGTGTTTAAGCCAAGAGTCAGCTTCGCTACTTCGCGAAACGCTGTCCTCCACGTAGAAAGAGCACTCCAGTTGAAGGCATGGACACCGACCACTTGAGGGTGTATCAACAACTTCGTGGTGCTTGCGCTAGTTGTCACGTCAAGTGTTTCACCATCTAGATTGGTGAACGCGTCTCTGTTGAAGGCCTTCGGTCCACCATGACCGTACTCGAGACCGTTGATTGGATTGCGTGCGTACCACAAGTGAACAGAATCCAACTCCCATGGTTTGAGGTCTTCGTTCATCAACGGTTTTTCCAACCGGAAGTCCGCATCGAACACCACGAACATCTCTGTGTCAGAACGACGAGCCAGTTGGATGTGGCTTCCCAAGATGGTGAGAGTGGACGCAAACTCTATTGCGTTCGTGTAAACAGACTTCACGGTCTTGTAGTTCTCCTTAGCGATAACGTCAGGTTCGTTGGACTGGAGCTGAAATACGCAGTAAGGAAATGCCAGTCGACTGCACGCAAAGTGAGCGAACTCTACTGGAGAACCCTGATAACTCTCGTCTGGCAAATAGGGTTCGCTGGATGATGCCAACGATATGTATCGAATGCCGCCGAACTTGTCGTGCTTGTCATCCATCGTCGTCCACTTCCCTTCATAGAAGTGACGAGCTGACATTGGTTCCTTGACATGAAACACTGTGAAGGTAGTGTCAGGACTCATGTGCTTCCGCATCGTGGCCCTGAAGGCTGAAATGTAAGGAAGATAGTTGGCGTCAACGACCCATGCGTGTGTGTAATAAGGTTTGTCGTTGGAGTCAGGTTCAGGAACCGGAATGTGTTCCCGCAACCGATGGATTTCTTCCAGACCGAAGCTGAAGCATTTCACCGGAAGTGCTTCTGCCCATTCACGCCATGCACGAGCATTCTCCTTGCGTGACAGACCCTCTGCATTTAGGATGACGACTATTTCGCTTCGAATCTCTGAGTCCATGTTTCTCTTTCAAAGGGTGAGTGATTGTTTACGGGACGTGTGCGTTCCACGATGAATTTGGATTGCTTGGCACCGAACTGTGGAATGTCGATCCCAGTCTTTGCCATGATTTCCCTCCGCATGTCTGATGAATTTGGAACTGCGGTCGGGCGTTCCGTGTATTGTGCATACACNTCAGACANTCGAGTNAGATCNGAAATGTCCTTCAGACTGAATGTCTTTGCCACATGAACAGACCAGAATCCGCATAGAGCTCCGGTCACAGACCACGATCCAGTGTCAGGGATGTGGTTACCGACAGAACACCATGTTATCAGGCGTTGAAGATTCAAAGCATATGCGCGACCTGCTGTTTCGTAAATGGAATCCAGAGGCTTACCGTCCACCAGAGTCATCTTCGCACCTTCACGGAANCCTGCGACGAACGCTTGTCTTGGAGTGGAGTAAGGACGCGTCACACTGTAGATTCGTGCTAGTTGATAGTAGCATGGATCCCAACAGAAATCTACGACTTTACCTCCAGTCTGTTCGTGTGTCACCATGTTATCGATGAACGCATGTGACCACAGCTTGATTCCACCGTTCCCATAACACAGACCAGTCAGTGGGTTGTACGCATTCCAGCTCAACACATAACGTTCATTCTTCGTCATGTCCAGCGGAATGTTGTCGGTGTCGAGATACCAGAAATCTGGTAGCGTAGTGTTGTCTCCATCCACTGTGATGAAGTGGTGACAGGAAGGATTCATCTGCCTAGCTTGTGCCGAAGCAGTTCTGTGTGCGGCGTCGAATCCTTTGACACCGTGAACACGTTGAGCATCCGGGCACAGAGTTTTCAGGTGATCAAAATTATCGTCTGCATTTTCTTCCGCAAACGACAGGAAGATAGTTGGTACTTGACTAAAGAGCATCGTCACCACTTTCGATTTGATTGGGTTCTTCTTTGTCGTTCATGATGTCTTGTTCCAAACGCGAAACGAGGCGGATGTCATTCCGTTCAGCCAGATCATGCCTGAACACGTCAGAATCTTTCGGTTGATTGACACTATCGTACAGCGTCCACAATCCCGGTCTTTCGATCGTTCGTGTGATCCTCGCAGGATGTGGATGGTCTGTATTTTGTTCAACGTATCCGTTTTCTTGGGTTTCGTAGAAAATTCTCATGATGTCCGTGTGGTTGTCAAAGATTCAAACCCATCTGGCGATTGATTGCTCGCAGATGATATGCTTGACTGAGTGCATCGTCCAGTGCGTTGTGGAGAGTCCCGACGCGTTCCAGTTTGATAGTCCGCGCCATTGGAAGTTTCTTGATCGTCCTGTAGCAGCTCTCACCACGGAAGTGCCATGGAATATGGAGTTTACAAACCTTGTAAGCGGCTTCAAGCAATCCCAAGTCAAACTTTGCACCGTTTCCCCAAAGATTTATATCCTTGTGTTCTTCGATCCAGTTTGAGAATTGCACCAGAGCACTATTGATTGTCACTGCGTTCGGATCATTGAACGCGGCCTCACGTGCAGCCGGATCGATATCAGGATCGGTCATCCACCAACGGATTGTCTTAGCCTCTGGAATCATCCCTAGATTCAAGCATGACTCCATAGTGACTGCGCAATAGAACAAGTCCCGGATAGGCACGTCGTTGTCCAAACGGAAGGCACACGCACCAATGGTCAAGATAGGTGAATAAGGAGAAGTCCCCAAGGTTTCCAAGTCCAGCATTCCGTTGTCGTTGTCGTTGTCGTTGT